ACGTCTTGAGAACAGCCCGAGAGCAGCTTGTGCGTGGGGGGTGGAAACATACCGAGGCGTTTAAACAAAAAATGTCATTCACACATAAAGGTAAGCCGCTTTCAGAGGAGCATAAAGCTCGGGTAGCAGCAGCTAAACAAGGCCTGAAAATGAATGCCGCGTTTTGCGAAAAAGCCAAACAAAGACAAAAAGGAGTTCAACCAGCTCCTGAAACGCGGCAAAGGCTGTCCGTAGCCGTAACCGTTGCGCGGGCAAACGAAAAGCAGGAAAATCAAGAAAGCGTGCGCAAGATACACGCTCAGGCATCTGCCGGTAAGAGCGTTTTGAGTTTGTGCAAACAGTACGGCGTATCTCCGCAAACTTTTTACACGCACTGCAAAGCGCTCGGCCTTGCACTGCTCGGTCGAAAAAGGAGCCTAACTTGAATTACCCGCAACTTAAGGCTGCAATTCAGTCGTATACAGAAAACCAATTTCCGGCGGTCTATTTGGCCGACGGGAGCACGGTCAGCGCCGACACGCAGATTGCTACGCTGGTGGCGCAGGCGGAGCAGCGCATTTACAACTCGATGCAGTTTCCAGCGGTCCGCAAGAACGTGACAGGCGTAGTGTCTACGGCTACACCGTACTTGTCTTCGCCTACAGACTTTTTGGCGGTGTATTCCTTAGCGGTTGTGGATGCCTCTGGCAACTACGTGTACTTGCTGAACAAGGATGTGAACTTCATCCGGGAAGCGTACCCCAACCCCTCCAGCACAGGCGTGCCCAAGTACTACGCGTTGTTTGGCCCCACGGTAACAGGCGGCGCTATTTCAACTGAGTTGTCGTTCATTCTCGGCCCTAAGCCAGATGCAAACTACACCACCGAGCTGCACTACTACTACTACCCTGAGTCCATCGTGACAGCGGGCAACACATGGTTGGGGGACAACTTCGACACCGTGCTGCTGTATGGGTGTTTGGTTGAGGCGTACACCTTCATGAAGGGTGAGACTGACCTGCTTGCAGTTTATGACGGCAAGTACAAAGAAGCGCTGGCTCTGGCCAAACGTCTGGCCGATGGTATGGAGCGTCAGGACGCGTACCGTTCTGGTCAATATAGACAGGCGGTGACTTGATGGCGTTTACGGGTAACTACTCATGCAATTCGTTCAAAACAGGCATGATGAACGGGACGTTCAACTTTACGTCCGGCGCGTTCAAGATTGCCTTGTACACGAACAACGCAACGCTTGACGCAACTACTGCGGCTTACCTTTATGTGTGAATGACATTTTTTGTTTAAACGCCTCGGTATGTTTCCACCCCCCACGCACAAGCTGCTCTCGGGCTGTTCTCAAGACGTTGTACCGTTGTAACGGCATCAACCTGTTTTCATACTCTATGCGTTGTTCTTTTGCACATACGCACAACACCTCGAACACAAAATTGTGCTCACCATGCTTGTCCCACGCTTTTTGCAAAATGAACGAATGGTGTCGCCCGTTACGCAACGCGCTACGGTGAGTTCCCCATCGCGACTTAAGATTGGTTGTGCTGCCAACATACATGCCGCCATTGGCTGTATTTCTTATGGCGTACACAAACCCTGCATTAACGGGCAGCAAGTTCATGCCATCGGGCCTCGAGACATCACGCCTTTAGTGGCCGCGCCTACGCCACGCATCTTGATCCCGCTGGTTTTGATCAGCTCATCCCCAGCGGACTTACTCAAGTGGCCAACGCTGGGGTCCAACGTGTCGAGCTTGCTGCGGTTTGGGGGGAAACCGGGGTTTGTGCCGAACTCTGCGGGAGCTTTAGTCATTGTTTTTCCGTCCATAGTGTGGGGCACAGCATAGACGCTGGCATCACCAACTTCTTTACCCATCATTTTGTGGCTGTATTTGGCCATGATGACCTCACTTCTGGTTGTTGGCGCGAGCCATGTTGCGGCCAACGGCACGCATTTGTTGGCCAGTAGGACCACCTTTGCCACCTTTGCCCCCACGAGGGTTGGGCGCGGTAGGGCCGTCGCTGGCCATGACTTTGGCGTGTGTTTTGCCTTTGGAGGCAATGCCGTCTGCTGCTGATTTGTACGCCATGATGGCTCCTTATGTGGTCACTGCCGTGACTGTACCAATTTGCACGCTCATTGCCAAGTTATTCGGCGTCAGAGCTGCATCGAAACCACTGGAGCCGCCAACCGGATTCCAGCCCCATTGAAAGATTCGACTACCTTCACCCAGAGAACCATCGGACGTAAGCCCGGAAGTCACATAGCTGCGATCGGGGCGTGGGTTGCGCAAACCCTGCGGATCATCAACCGGGTACATACCCAGTTGAAGTTGTGGATGGTCAGGGTCCCAACACTCGTGGCAGACCAAGAGGTTGTAGTTCTTGGTCTTGATGATCTCCATACGCAGTTGCGTGAGCTTATACCGCTGGCCACAACGGTCGCACTCTGCAATCGCGTTCTTGCCGGAGGCAAAGCGGTTACCCATTAAAAGGTACCCCCAATGTACTGCTGCCGCGGCACAAAACGCACGGAAGCTTTTTCCCGGTCTTCATCCGAGGCCAGCTGCCATGCTTCGTCGTATTGTTGCTTGAGCATACCCAGTCGCTCACCGCCGTTAGGAAGCTTCAACGCCAAGTGGTAGGCCAAGCCCGCCACCATAGCGGGAATAAACCGAAACGGCATGTCCATTGTGTTGACACCATCCCCAGCGTTTTGGATGCGGCGCAGTCTCCAGTACACGAACGTGTATGGCTGTGAGTTGTCAGGCACGGGCCAGACGGTGATTCTTGGGGCGTCAGTCAAGCGTTCGATCCACACTTGGATCGGGCGGGCTTGTTGCAGTTTGTTGGGTAACGTAGCATACGTAGAAACACTGATACGTGTGATCGTAAGGTCTGCTTGCGTAGCTGCATTACCCGCGCCTGTGCGGATGACATGCTCTAAAAGATCGACTGTGTCGGCGGGGAGGTTGTATGTCGCCGTACCGGGCACCAGCGCAATGCTGCCTTGCTCGTACGTAAACATGTTCAAACCCTTGTTTGCCCACTCGGCAAACATAATGTTCAGCGAACGTCGAGCGGTCCTCAAGTCATAACCTGTGCGCAGCTCCGAACCCGCACGCTCGAACGCTTCCTCTACGATCTCCGAGAGGTCCATGTTGAATGTAGCGACGCCGGAGGTGGCCATAGATTACTTCTTCGCGGTAGAGGTTTTTTTAGCCACCGGAGCTTCTTCAACCACTGCGTCTGGGACCAGCAAGGATTCCACTTCATCAATCAGGGCTTGGACATCCGCATCCACGTAACCCAATGCAGCAATTTGCTGGCGTGCAGTCATTTGAGCGCACATCAAAACGGTATCGAGGTTCATTTTGGTTCCTTTGACTATCTGTATTTTGCTGTTTTGGCCGCTACCTTGGGCGGCTGTTTTACGAATTGTTTCCCGGCTTTTTTGCCAGCACGCTTCGCACGCGTTGTAGCAGCGTACTCAGCAGGGCTGAGACTTTTAATCGCAGCTTCTGGAAGGTATCGCTCACCTGTTTTACTAGACGGTTTCCCACTTTTGGTTCTCCATTTCTGGTCGCCCCAATCCTTGAGTGATTGCTGCGGCGCTTTCATGTCAGTCCCTGTACCCGCCGCCAGCGGCTTTGTACTTCTTGGCAACAAGCTGTGCTTTACGGGCTGACCACTGCCCTGCTCCAGTGCCTTGCGTAGCCGCAGCTTTAACTTGGCTCACAATCCTCTTACGAAGACTGGGCTTGGTGTAGTTGCCCGCCGCATTGACTTTACCACCCTCAGCGTATTGTGCGAAGTCGGTATCGTCCCTGCGGGCCGTCTTCTTGGCCTTGGGCATTTTGCTGGGGGCTACGGCCCCCATACCCCGGCTGGCCATCATGTCAGCACATCTTGCCACGGGTTTTACCCCGGGACGCGATGCCATCAGCGCGGACGGAAGCGGTACCGCCGTTCGCCATTTTCTTGGGTTTGCGTGCAGACCCACCGTCGATATCTTGGGGGACAGGCATACCTTCACGAAACACCGAGTCTTTGGGCACAGGCTTTTTCGGCGCAGGCTTAGGCGCGGGTTTCTTTGAGGGGGGCGCACCTTCTGGGTCAGTAGGTGGTTGGCCCATTTCAGCGGTATAGATACCGCCGTCTTTGTATTTCTTCATAGCCTACCCCTTAGCAGGTTTTGCCACCACCGGCCATGGTAACCATCATGCCCTTGGTTTTACCCTTGGTCGCGCATCCGTCTGCGCGGGCGGAGGCTGAGCCACCCTTGGCCAGCTTGGTCATGGGTTCACCTTTGTGCAAACGACCTTCGTGTTTGTTCACGGCCTTCTGCATCATGCCTTTGTCCATCTTCGCGTCTTCGTGTTTCATAATTCCACCTTCTTTAAAAAGCGCCGCGTTGCCGTGGTCGGTTTTGGGTTTGTTAATACCCTGTCGGCGGGGAGGTTGTATGTCGCCGTACCGGGCACCAGCGCAATGCTGCCTTGCTCGTACGTAAACATGTTCAAACCCTTGTTTGCCCACTCGGCAAACATAATGTTCAGCGAACGTCG